GATTGGAACATTTAAAGACTTGTAAAGTTTCTTTTGAAAATATTGAATGTCATCAATCTCTCCTAGATTAGAGCCGCCAGGCAAAGTTGTAATCTCTGTGCCTCGACCACCTTCTCTACGAGGCAACCAAAAATCTTCAAGCATAGACATATGATTTCGGTCATCTCTGATTTCACCAGTAGATGCGTCATATACTAACTTGTTACGATAACGATTCATTACGTCTTTGAGATATTGTTCTGCTTTAATCTTAGGTAAGTTACCAACATCAATATAAAAAATACGTCTTTCTGGCGCTCTTGATATCCGATAGATAACCAATGCATCCTCAATCATTCTAAGTTGATTAACAGGTTTAATTGCTTTGTGTAGATGTGAAAGAACTCTTCCACTATTACCATCAATCAAACCAGATGGACAATACGAAATTGAATCTACTGCAATCTTTAATCCTTGATTGGAACCAGCATTTCCAGCTGAACCCAAACCCTTTTCATTATAAACATAATATTCTTCAATTTTTTGGGTCATCTGTATTGAAGTTTTTTTATCAACTTCTTTTTTAACTTCTCTAACTTTTTTAATTTTAGTAGGGTCAATATATCTTAATTCTTGTATACCCTTTCTAGGGTTTTTACTATCAATTATTTTGTGATAAAATAAACGGCCGTCCACATACCATCTGCGAAAGATGTCATGGCCCTTTTGTTCAAAACTAAGAAGTCGCAAAACTTCATGAAATTCTGTACGAATTTTTCTTTTAATTTTTTCTGGATAGGGTAAGCGATCTAAAGTAATTTCTACTGCTTGATCGTTTTCGTTTGCAACAATACCTTCATTGATGATATCTTCTATTGCGGTATCACATTCTGCTTGCTGTGCAATATCACGATACCGTCGAATTAAATCTAAATCGGTTCGTTCTCTTCCATCAGTGTCTAAAATTTGTCCAAAAAAACCACCGCCGGCAACATCAATAGTGCCGTCATCAGGAGTTGGGGTGGAGAAAGTTGTTCCTCCACCCGAATCCTTAGATGATTTTTCAATCTTGAAACCAAATAACTCAGCCATAATATCTCCTACTAGTTATTACTATTTAGTAGGACTAAAAATTGACGCCAGAAGCCTCAAAGTGTTGATATCTCCATGTAACTTCGAACTCTTCAAGAGCATCAGCTGCTTCTGAAGTTAATTCAATTGAACCAATAGATACTGGCCATGCACTTCTAAAGATGTATGTCTTCAGAACTGTATCATCACGATCCAACTGCTCAACAGTCAAATCTGTCTGATAATCAGCAGGGTCAATAACACCAGTGTTTAGTGCCAAGTCATTGATTCCATTAGACCACCTTTCCATTGCGTTACGAATCATAAAGTCCGTATCGTTAATGAATGTAGTAGTCCAAGTTTCACCAAACTCCCTATCGCCAGCAATATAAATTTTTCTGCCACGAAAGGGAACTTCGATTGGGGTCAATTCCTGAGCAGGAAGATTGGTGCCCTTTACCATAAAAGATGTTCTACGAACATCAAGACCAATTGCGATGCCGCCTGGAGCTGTAATAGTTACTCTGAACTGATTGGCTCTTGCACCACCACCGATTAAGTTTGCTTTAAAATCGTTAATACTAGCCATGACTTATCCTCCTACCTCGCTAAACGATACGCCAGTTCGTACCGCGATAAAGTTTAATGAGATAAAGTTGATAGAACGAGCAGGTTTGATGTATATATCCCCAACAAACTCATTACGGTCAATAACTTCACCAGTGTTATTTGTTGCATCACATTTTACTGAGAAATCCGTAATGCCCCTTCTGCCTTGAACATCTCGCAAAAAAGGTTCAACCATATTTCTAAATTGTGCTCGGGTAAATTCATCATTGAATTCAAAGAGCATATATTTAGCTGCAGTTGCAATTGCTTTTTCAAGAACAAGGAACAGTCGGCGCACGTTAATGCGGTCAAATGCACTTGGTTTAGAAAGAGCAGTCTTATCACCAAACAAAACTACACCAATGCCAGGAAAATTAACTACTGGATTAATCCGAGCTTTGTAAAGAATGTCTCTATCTGCTTTCTGTGGATTATAAGAAAGTTTAATTGCACCTCTTATAATACCGCGATTGTAACCAGCAGGAGAAAACCAAGGGTCTGCAACGGTATCTGTATTTGCACAAAGACCAGCTGTATCACCGTTTAGTGGTACATACCGATAAACGTCATTGTATTTGTCATACATGTATTTGTATCCACTATCGAATACCATATAAGATGACGATGGGCATGTATCAAAACCGTCTTTAACATTCTTGGTCATGGTTACGTTGCTTGTACCACCAACTGTTGCGCTACGATACGGAGAAACAAATCCTACACAATCTTTACGCAACTCGCAAAGGTCTGTAATCATTGTAACATGAGTATCCATTCCAAGTTCAGTATCAGCAACACCAGAACTTGGCCCACCCAATACTAAGTTAATGTCAAGATTTTCTGTGTCCTCAAACTTATCATATGCAAGTTCAATTTCTCCAGCAGTAACAGAATAATCATCTGTTCCACCAGTTAATGTATCAACAGCAATTCCACTTACTAATGTGTAGTCTGTTCCTGATGCAACATCTGTACCCCAGTTAGAACCAGCAGCAAGATGATCTGTCCAGTAAATAAAAGTAGACTTACGAAAAATAACATTTGAATAATAAATACTATCTCCTTGTGGAGATTTTGCAGATAGGTTCTTTGACATAGCAGGGAAAACTTCAATAATTGAACTTGTCCTTCCGCCCGCAACATCAACATCGTAACCAGTGATATCACCAGTTTTGTCGTATACTGCAACGTGAAGTTCATCTTCCTCACCACGACCATTTAAAGTTGACCAAGACGATGTGCCTGGGGCTGCATCAAAAAGGTCACTGAAACGCCATCGGCGTGTGATGTATGAGTTATCAGGAATAACTGTCTGAAGTCCAGCTCCAGCAGGATCATCTAACAAACGAATTGTTAAAGTTTCACTGGATAGTGATGCTACTTCGTATTCTTGATTTTTAGACTCTACGTTTGCATCTGTTGTAAGTGCAAGTACCACATCATCTGCAACTATAATTGCTTTATCAAGAATAAGCGCAGTCTGTGAAGTGACTGTTGCAATTTTAACAACCTCACCACCATCAGAAATGCCTGCACCGATTACTCGTTGTCCAACTGCAGCTGTACCAGAGTTACCATTAACCGTAAGGTTTTTAGTTGCAGTAGTGATCGCACCATCAACAACTGCTGTAACTGAGTTGTTTGTTTGGAATGAAATGATATCACCAACAATGATTGCTGCGTTGGATGCATCTTGATCATCAACTGTAATTGTTAAATCACCAACTGCACCAGCACCATTTACTAGGTTAAGTGTTCCAAGTGGTTGTTTGAATGCTCTTTTGCCGGGGCAAGTATCCACACCAAGCGAGTTGCCATGTGTTCCAGCAGTCCTTGCGGCCCACTCACCATGAGAACCAGAACCATCAGCAAAACTTGCTTCGTAATGATCTTCATCACGAATAAGAATACCACTGTTTGCACCAGCGTTTAATACCGCTGACTCTGGACGAACTATACGAAGTGCGTCAGAATACTGCAAAAAGTTTGCAGCTGTAAAGAAAAACTCAAAATTACTTGAATTTGGTTTTCCGAATATTGTTACCAGTTGTTCCTCTGAACTAATTGTAGTCACAGAAGAAACTGGGCCCTTTTCAAATGGCCCTGCAATTGCACCAATAGAGGTGGATACTGCTGGGATTACATTTGTAAGGTCTATTTCTCTGACTTGAACGCCAGGGCTTACTAGAAATGCCATGTCTCTTACTCCTTTATCTTAGAGTGTTTTTTTTAATCTCACTAATATTTATAAAAAATTAGTTTCCAAAAAGTTACTTTTATAAGTGTTGCAACATATAAATATTTTCATGCCAAATAAACATTACGAAAAATATAAAGATACCATTAAGAAGGTAGCTCGTAGAAACTATCGCAAGAGAATTGTTTTACTTAATAAATTTCTTGCAGACAAGTCGTGCAAACATTGTGGCGAAAGTGAAACAGTGTGTCTAAAATTTTATCCTCACGATTCTGAAATACGAAAGATAACAAAAAGAGTTGGTATGAATAATGAAAGTCGTAAACAAGTTAATCATCTCATAGATAACTCTTTAATATTATGTTCAAACTGTTGGATTAAAAATGATAGCGACTTGATAGAATTTATTTAGTTTTTTACCAATCTGAACCGTAGTCTCTGACCACTGGACTCCAACGTGTTCCATATTCATCAACCATTGTACCAATATTTTCATCTTCTAGCCCATTGATTACAAATCCAAATGGCGCCATGTCCTGTTCCAACATGTCTTGTTGTTCTGCCATCATAGTCTTTCGTATATCCATATCGGTTAATTCTTTAAAATATGTCTGGTCTGTTGCCCATGCAAACATAAACAAACACGCAACTAAATCGTCTGTGCAACCAGAATCTGCTTCAAAAGATTGGCCCTTAACAATAAACGTAGACAGTTCACTAATAATCTGTAGGTCTTGAATAATTAGTTTATCATCTTCAATCATCTGTTTAAGATTGGAACAGCCTATTCGTTTTACAGCCTTAGTTGTTCTTACCCCCAACTGCGCTCTACCACCACTGAAGCCCCCTCCAAGGATTTGTCCTGCCCGTCCACGCATACTTGCCATAATAAGGTTGTCATACTCCAAGTCAAACTGCATAGTCGTAGCAACCTGTTCTCCGATGTCATTTACCTCAATGAGAACGAATGCTTGGTTGTATGCTCTTGCAACATCATATATTTTAGCAGGAAACAATAGGGGTTTTATTTCGTTGTCACGATACTTTGCAACAATTCTATACGGCATCTCTGATACATCAAACACTAAAAATGCAGAGTAGTCGTTAGACGTTCCCCTTGAAACATCAGCAGTCAGCACATAAGTACGGCCTTCTTGTGGTTTTACAAACACATCAAGACCAGCATTAGATGCAATTGGTGCAACGTAAGACATAGTTCTTAATTTTTGTGCTTTAATTAATGTATCGATACTTCCTAAAAACTCACACTCAAACTCTGTGTTAAACTGTTGTTCACTAGTGTTCTTTATAGTTTCTGCTTTCCATTTTTCGTCACGGCCTGGAATTTCACTCCAATGAACTTCAATAGGAACATAAGTATTTCTTTCATTTTCAGCATCATTCCACAACTTATAAAACATGTTCATACCATGAGGAGTCGATACTATCATGACTTTTGTAGTTTTGCCTGAGCTGATTGTTGGATATACTGAACTAAAGAATTGTTCTGCTACGTTGGAAGGAACGTATGCAAACTCATCAAGAAAAATAATGTTATATGAACCACCACGAACCGCACTAGCAGAAGTAGAACTTGCAAGGATTTTTGAACCATTTTCTAGTTCCAAAGAACCCTTGTTCCAGCTCATCACTCCTTGCTGCAACCACTTAGGTAGGTGTTCGTATGCCAGTTGTAACCGCCCTAGCAAGTCTCTAGCGGTAGCTGCTTTGTTGGCAAGTATCGCAACATTAACCGATGCATTGAATAAGACATAATGGAGTAAATAAGCTATAATAGTTGTAGATTTACCAGACTGTCTAGGAAGTTTGCAAATAGTAAAACGGTTGTTGTGAAACGTACCAACCATTTCTTTTTGAAAGTCATATAGTTTAAATGGAACCAACCCCTCATCAAGAGAAACAATCATAATATAATTTTGTATGAAGTATAGAGGGTCTTTCATACACCTAGAGTATTCTTCAACTTCTTTTTTTGTCCACTCTTGAGACACGTTTGCCCGTTTGAGGTTTGGATTGCCTAAGTATACTCCTTGTTCAGACATTTTATCTATTCCCATGTATTAAAAAGTTACACGCTATACTTATTCTTGTTGTATCTTTAGAACTTTGTTCTACATTCATAATATAATCCTAATTGTTTTTTATTTCTTTTAAATCGGTTGATAAAAGTAATTCCATATAATGTTTAATAATAAAAGAAGGCACTACATCAAAATTTCCCGAAACCACCATACGTGGCTCTTTACATTTACATTTTGGAACTGAGTGCATCACCCAGCCAGGAAATATTACAAGGTCGCCCTCTTTTGGTTCTATTCGCATATTTGCTTCATCAAATACCAAAGGACTAGAACCTTCTGGAACTTTAACATAATAAACCCAACTCCAAATCTTAGGATAGTGAGCGTGCATTTCTGTGTATTGACCTTCCGTATATGATGCACCCCATACTTCAGCTGGAACAATTTTTAGTGGGAGACTCTCTGAGTTCAAGGTAACATTAATTATATCCCACACAATCTGCATTAATTTGTCAAAGGACTTATTTTCTCTATGCATAAACCAATTGGTCATATTTGCTTTAACATTAGTTTCCATATTCATCTGGTCACCAAGTTTAATAATAGTCGAAACAATGTCTTCGTGAATTTTGTTTCCAACTTTATCTTTTATTTTTTCTAAATGAACGGGAAGTGGGATATTAAAATTGTAGTGGGGTACAGTTTTAAACATGAGGTAACTCATTATCAATATTGCTCATAATATAATCCTAATTGTAAGTTTAAAGTGTTATTTTTCTTTTAACATCTTTTGTAGTTCAGCTGTAGACCCGACATATAATGCATTGTTCACCGTCTTTGGAGCATGGTTTGGCACTTCTTTTAATTTTCGCATTTTCTCTTGGAGTTCTCCAAGTTTTTCTGTAACCTCTGCAACCTGTTTAATGCCATTGAGTGCAACTTCGTAAGTTCTTGGGTGTTCTGATTCCTTTGCAAGTTCTAGAATACCATCAATTGCATCTTGACCACGTTCAATCAGATTGTAAAGATTTTCTCTTTGATATTTATAATCATTGTCAATATCATCACTACTAGTAGCTGGAAGTATTGGGTGTCCATCTCTAGGACTAATACTTTTTTTTTCAATCTTAGTTGATTCGGGAACAATATTTTCTATAACACCTAAAGTTTTGTCAAGTCGCAACGTAGAATCTTTATTCATCTGAACCTGTCACTGGATTAAACTCTTTTGCATCCTCAAAGAAAGACGTAGTTTCACTAAATCCAAAATCATCATCTGCGTCAGC